CAGCCTGTTTTTCAGAGCACCCTAACACTGCAATATACGGATTGTGCAAAGTCGAGTACTGGTAATCAATGACTTACAGAGCCAACAGGAAAGCGAGAGAACTGTGGTCGCGGCAAGCGAATGCCGCCAAGGCCAGAAGAAGGATTGCGAACGGGGAGCGCGACCCGCTGGTTGAGCTAGATCCGTACATCAGGATAACGGTAGATCGAAAGGCTACAGGGGAGAATGTAGTTATCGAGTGCTTTGAAGGAGATCGAATAGACAACTACAGGGTATATTGCAATGGCGAATATCAAGGCGTACAGAGCATCACCACATTAACGAAGAATATCAGAAAGGCTATGCCGAGATTTAGGAGAATAGATGAATGACGCACTTTCAAAAGCAAAAGGCATGGAGCGCCGAGCAAAAGAAAGGCGCGAGAATGAGAAAGCAGAGAATCGCAGACGCTTTCCTGTTCTTTGCGATCCTATTGTGGCTGAGCTGTGCGACCATTTTTCAGGTAAAGTGATTTATGTCAGGAACAATAGTGGAGAGGAGAAGGGTGGAAGATAAGAAATGCGCATGGTGCGTAAACTCAGAATGCAATGATATGTCATATCTCTATTGCGTGAAGTTCGGAGAGATAGTTAAACGAGACGCTTGGTGTGATGCTTATGTGCGTGAGGTTGGCGCAGACGATTGCAAGGGTGAATCAAATGATTGAACTTATAAATATTGATTGCATGGAATACATGAAGTCATGCAAGGATAATGAGTTTGATTTAGCTATTGTTGATCCGCCATATGGTATTGGAGAAAGTGGAAGCAGGAACAAAACAAGAGGCAAATTGGCTAAAGCAAAAGACTATAAACCATTTTATGGAGATGATTTAAAATCTCCAGATGAAGAATACTTCAACGAATTAATAAGGATTAGCAGAAACCAGATAATATGGGGAGCAAACCATTTTATAGATAAAATTGCCATTGGATCTCCGTGCTGGATTGTGTGGGATAAGCAGAATGGGACGTCTGATTTTGCTGATTGCGAGTTGGCGTGGACTAGCTTTAATTCTGCAGTTAGAAAATTTAGTTTTATGTGGGCAGGAATGCTGCAGGGTGATATGAAAAACAAGGAACACAGAATACATCCAACCCAAAAGCCAACAAAACTATATAAATGGCTGCTTGATAACTATGCAAAGAAAGATTATAAAATCATAGACACACATTTAGGTTCAGGGTCAAGCGCAATCGCCGCTCACTATTTTGGATGTGATTTCGTAGGATGCGAGATTGACGTTGATTACTTCAACGCAGCAAAAGAAAGATTTGAAAACGAAACGAAACAGTTTGATTTGTTCTAAAGGAGAATAGAAATGGCAGATGAGGCAGACATCGCAAACGACTACGCGCAACGGGCAATTGATGTTGCGCTTTATAATAGGCCGATGATGGCTAATGGTAAGGATGAATGTGACTGCGGAGAACCAATCAGTGAGTACAGAAAGAGAATAGGTGCCGTGAGGTGTATTCATTGCCAAACGAGATGGGAGAAAAGAAATGCTTGAAAAATTCATTTTGATTTTGTTTGGAATGGTGATGGGCGCTTTGCTATCGGCGGTTGTTTGGTTTTTGGCCAGCGGTGACGATATGGATGGTTACTGATGATAATCATCAACATCGACGGCCTTGAGCCAGTAGCAAAGGGCCGCGCAAGGTCAACAAAGAGCGGGCATCACTACACGCCGACAAAGACACGGAAGTTTGAGGAGGCTGTTAGGGCGGCTGCAGTTGCGCAGATGAGAGAGAATGGGTATAAAATTATTGAAGGAGGAGTTCGCGTTGATATCGTTTTGAGTTTCTCTATCCCTAAATCATGGCCTAAATGGAAAAAAGAAATGGCGTTGAATGGTGAGATAGATCACACAACGAAGCCGGACGCAACAAATGTTTGTAAGGCAATCGAAGATGCGCTTAATGGTGTTGTATGGAATGATGATTCTCAGATAATAGCGCCTCACCCAGTAAAGCTGTATTCAGAAAAGCCAGGAATACGCATATATGCAAGAGAATCTAGATGCATTAGCGCACAAACAACAAAGAAGCCAAAATGACCGAACAACAACGCCAGCTTACACGTGAGCGCATCGAGATGGAACGCGATAGACTTAGGCAGGAGTGCAGAGAAAGGCGAGCAGAACGCAAGACAGAGCGACGTGACGCCTATGCTCTTCCTTGGTACAACGATGAGCTGCACAAATTGAAGAAGAAGCATGAAAAGTTGCAGAATGCGGTTGACAAGTTAGTTAATAGTGGGTTATTATCAGATCAAGCTAAGATGTTTTTTATTGGAGAGATGAGTAAGAAGTAATCACCGGCCTCATCAGCGGTTAATCTGGTGGGTATCAGGCAGCGCACTTGCTGGCAGGCCGAAAGGTTCCGCGCCACAGCCGAAAGGAGTAAGTGGCGTCTAGTGCGCTACCTGATGCAATGAAGGCACAAGTGGTGATTGTGCTATTGGGTCGACGAAGCCATAGAGCGACAGAAGCTAAGTTGAATAAAGCCTGAAGGTACTTCTGCGTATTAGTCGGATTTGAAAAAGTATGGCAAGCCGGAACTTCACCACCGGACATTGCATTGCTCTTTTACAATAAGTGACCATTAGGATGCGCTTATTATGGTTCCAATGATGGTGTTTGATTTTCTAGTTGGAATGTTCTGATATAAATAATCAAAAAGGTGAAATGATGGATATCAAAGATGCTAAGAAGCTAAGGATAGAGATTGAAAATGAAATCGGTGGGTTTGTGGCAAAAAAACTAACTGATTTTGTTGGCGAAACAGGGCTTAGCGTAAATGGAATATCAATTGATCTTGTTGATACTACCTCGCTTGGTGGCGACAAAGTAGGATTTGTTGTCGGAAATGTTGATATTGATGTGATGTTCTGATGTTTATTGACAGGTTGAAAATTAGCCAATAATCATATAGGCTTAATATCCATTAACTTCAGAATTGGCAGGATATGTCTGGAAGGCCAACAAAATACAAGCCAGAATATGCGGCTATAGTTCAGAAGATGTGCGAATTAGGCGCGACCGTGCCTGATATAGCAGAGGCATTGAATGTCGCAGAATCAAGTGTTTATTTATGGTCGACAAAGCATAGAGAGTTTTCGGAGGCTTTAAGAGTTGGAAGAGAGCCCGCTGATGACAGGGTAGAAAGGGCGCTATACGAAAGGGCTATTGGCTATAGCCATGAGGACGTAGATATCAAGGTTGTGAATGGGGAGATCGTAGAAACTCCAATCATTAAGCATTACCCGCCTGACACAAGGGCCGCTCAGGCCTGGCTGTATAACCGGCGCAGTGACAAGTGGCATCCTAAGCCTGAAGAAGCTGGAGGAGGCGAGGATGCGCTTACAGATGTCATTAGCAAGCTGATAGAGAAGCTGCCATCTTGAGCGACATGTCAACAGGGAATATCTTGCTAGATAGGCAGCTATCAAGATGGTATGAACTGAAAGACCATCCAAAACAATTGGCTCTCGTTGGAGCTGTAGCAAGAGGCGTTAGATTTCCACTTGTGCCTGCTGGGCGCAGAAGCGGCAAAACCGAAAGAGCAAAGCGCTTTCTTGTGAAGCAAGCGAATAGAGTTGTTGGGCAGTATTTCGCGGCAGCACCAACTCACGAGCAAGCCAAAAAGATATTTTGGGCTGATCTTCTGGCTTTTTCCCTGTCATGCACCCACAAGAAGCAGCCGAACATAACAGACCGCATAATCTATCTTAACAACGGCTCAGAGATTCATGTGATAGGCCTTGATAAGCCTCAGCGGATTGAAGGTATTCCATGGGCTGGAGGCTTAATAGATGAGTTTGCTGATATCAAGTCTGATGCTTGGGCGTTTAATATATTGCCTGCACTGAACACAGTTAATCCGCTTAATCCTAGCTATCGCGCTTGGTGCTGGCTTCTTGGCGTGCCTGATGGCCTGAATCACTATTATGATTTGTGCAAAAGAGCTGAGGCCGGATTAGATAAGAATTTCGAGGTATTCCATTGGAAATCATCTGAGATTCTTCCAAAAGAAGACATTGATTTGATGCGTAAGATTATGTCTGAGAAACAATTCAGGCAGGAATGGGAAGCCTCATTCGAGACAGCAACAGGCCGCATCTATGAGGACTACAGCAAGGAAAATCACACTGACAGGGTTATCCAACCGCATGAAAAGCTGATGTGGATGCATGACCAGAACTATACGCCATTGTCATCTGCCATCGGTGTTAGGGAAGGCAATAACCTGTATCTGCTTGATGAGATAGTCCTTGAGTCGGCTGTTTCAAAGCAATCGGCGATAGAGTTTGTTGAGAAATTCAAGAATCACAAGAATAAGCATGTTCTGCTATATGGCGACCCAGCAGGCCGAGCAGGAGAGAAGCATGGTCACTCATCTGACTATACCGATATCGAGGATACACTTAGAGCCAATGGGTGGAATGTAGAGCGCAGGGTAAAGAAGGCCCATCCAGCTATCAAAGACCGGCAGAACTCTGTCAGGGCTAAGGTATGTACGGCCGATGGTACAAGAAGCCTATTTATCAACCCTGCTAAGGCTCCATGGTGCGATAAGGGCATGAGTACTGTACAATTGCAGAAAGGGTCATCGTTTCAGGAAGACCAGACAAACCAATACCAGCACATCACAACAGCAATTGGCTATTGCAGCGATTATGAATGGCCGATTCAACAGGCAGTCAACACGGTTACGAGATTAAGGATTTAGCCATGCCAGTAGATACGAAACTAAAAGTCCTTACGGACAGAAAGCCAGACCTAGATCTTGTTTCGTCTTTATGGGGCGGAACTCAGGCTATGCGTGATGCTGGGGAAATCTATCTTCCGCGAGCTGAGAGCGAAGAAGTGCGAGATTGGAAGATCCGACGTGACCGGTCGTTCCTTACCAACTTCTTCAATCGCTCTGTAAAGGTCATGGCTGGCCGACTGTTTGAGGAGTACGTCACTGTCGCCAATAGCTCACAACAGTTTGTGAACTTCTCTCAGAATGTAGACCTTGAAGGGCGCAACCTTCATAGGTTTGCGTATGACATTACAAAGACAACCATACGTGATGGGCTGCGCTTTATTGTCATTGATGCGCCATCAGCAGAAGGTGTTAAGACAGCAGCAGACGAGCGCAAGTCCGGTATTAGGCCGTATTTCGTTGAAGTTGATGTACGTAACGTCCTAGGCTGGAAAACGGATGATATCGCAGGACAGAGAGTCTTGACACAGTTTCGATACATGGAGGTGGTGACAGAGCCAAAAGATGAGTTTATTGATGTAGCAGTGGAGCAGATTCGCGTCATTGAGCCTAATCTTGTGCGGCTATATCGCAATGACGGTAAGGGTAATTGGGTTCAGGTTAATGAAATCCAAACTTCCGTTAACTTCTGCCCTGTAGTTCCAATCTACGCAGGAAGGCAGGGCTTTATGGATTTTGAGCCCCCTCTGCTCGACCTGGCGTGGCTCAATGTCGCGCACTGGCAATCTGATAGCGACCAACGGCATATTCTGCATGTTGCACGAGTTCCTATTCTGTTTTGGGCCGGGGCAGAATCCAAGAAAGATGATAATGGCAATGAAGTAGGCGTTGTTGTAGGCGCTAACTCTCTTGTCACATCTGGAAGTGCAGACGCCAAACTTAGCTACACAGAGCATTCAGGCCAAGCCATTGGCTCAGGCAGGCAAGACTTGATTGACATCGAGGATAAGGCGCGGTCTATCGGCGCTGAATTTACGTCTCCCCATAAGTCAGGCGAGCAGACTGCTACCGCATCGGCCATTGATGAAGCTGGAGATATCAGCGACTTGTCAGCACTTGCGCAGAATATCAAGGATAGCTTGGAACTTGCGTTTGATATGGTAGGCGAGATGATCGGACAGCCATTCCAAGGTGAAGTGACGATTAACACCAAGCTCGGGATTATGACCAACCCTGTCAATGTGGCGGAACTTGTTAAGCTGCGTGCTATGGGCGATATCAGCCGAGAAGGGCTGTTTGAAGTGGTCAATGACGAATGGGGGACTAACATCGACGCCGACACTGAGAAAGAGCGGCTAGATATGGAAGGGCCAGCAGGAGAGTCAGATGCCTTTGCCTAAGCCTAAGCCAGCAGAGAAGAAGGCTGATTTCCTGTCTCGCTGTATGGGAAATCCTACTATGAATCGTGAATATCCTAAGCGCGAGCAGCGGTTTGCTGTGTGCCAGACACAATATGCCAACCGTAACCGATAACCTGAAGGATACAGCAGACCGGCACACCGTCTATTTGCTTAGGTGGTCTATCGGAACATATCGCCGCCATTCAAAGCTGATAGATGAAGCAATAGCGGATATGATTTACCGCCTATCTATCAGGGCGCCTAATGATGGTTCATTCACTGCCGCTAGATTAGCAGCGATGATTGATGCGTCAAAGGAAGTAAGCAAAGAGCTATATGACGCGCTCTCATCTGCCGTTGATGATGATTACAAAGATTTGGCTGCATATGAGTCCCGCTTTCAGGTCGCGGCAGTACAGAGCGCTTATCCTATCGAGCTAGCACTATCAGCGCCCACAGCTGCACAAATTCACTCTGCTGCTATGTCTCAGCCATTCAGGGGCAAGGTGTTGCGCGACTGGTGGAAGTCTCAGGATTTGACCACTAGAGACGCATTCCAGAGAAACATAAGGCTTGGCTATGTTGAAGGTGAATCACTAAGCCAGATAGCGGCAAG